CACGCTGTTGGATCGTTGTAATGACCTCATCAAAGAGCTGCTCAGTTTTTGTCATAATCGAAAACTTCGTCAGACTTTGTTTTGGTGTTCATTAATCTGCGGTGCGAATTCCACCCATCAGCCCTGCCCTTCCAATAACCATTTTGGAATGCAGTTTCTTTGATTTCATGAATTACCCAAGCCATTATTGTCAATCCAACAATTGCCCACATAATTACAAAACCTAGATCTCTTGCTTCTAGCCATACGTTCATGTTGCTCCCTTACATATCCACAACTCTTGTGAATGCATAAAGTATGACCTAGATCAAGGACAGGCGGTTAATTACTTTCGGCGTGTTTTATAACGATTAGATAACGCCAAGATCCTCAAATTCATCGATATGAGTATCAATCGTGCGTTCGATATAGTCTGTTTCACGACCCATAAGAACGCTTATTGTAGCTGAATGAACCATCATGATTAACAGGCACTACTTCTACGCTCATGCCTTTCTTGCCAAAACTAAGCACAACAAATCCCATATTCCAATCGGCTGAGGCATATTTAAGATAAGAGGCTTTGTTTTTCATATCCATAAGATGACCTGCCTCAATGCCCCAAATCGTTGAATAACGGCCGTTTAAGCCAGTTTGATGGCGGACTGCACCTTGTCTATGGGTATGGCCACAAACTACCCCTCCATTAGCCCCTGAATGCCATTTTTTGGCTAGGTTCAATGCGGTGATACCAGCGTGTTTAGACATTACACCTTCATCGCCATGAGCCAAGAAAAATCCACGCTCAAACTCATAGGCTCGCTTATGGAATCGTATGCCAAGATCTGAGTAAGCCATAAATTTTTCATAAACCAATTCAGGCAATCCAAGCAATGATGGCGCACCTTTAAGCAATGTCGTAAATAATCGATCCGTATGATTTGATCTAATTATGTCGGTTGTGCCAAGATCGAAAAGAATGTCTTGAGCAATAGTTCTTTCCTCGTCAAGTGTTTCAGCAAATTCTAATTTTGTGTTTTTTACCCAACGACTTTGGGAAGTCATATCTAGTTCATCACCGACATTTAATACATAATCAAACTTCTCATGCTTGCTCATGCGAATGAGGTTCTTTACAGCTTGTGGGTGGTGAAGTGGAATTTGCAAATCTGGCGTTATTAAATACCTACGATTGGCTTTAATTAATCGTCATCCTCATCATCAGTTGGATCTATGGATGGGATTATCCCACCATCGCCCACAATCCAATCAGGGAATGTCTTATGTTCAGTCATTAACCAAAAAGCATGCTCCGGTGTGAATCCGGCTTTTCTGGCTGCTTTATAGCACTCGTGCAAGGCCATGTAATGTTGATCGATCTTGGTTAATGGCTCAGGAGTTTGGCGAACTACGCGACGATTGATCTTTTTGCGTTTGATAGGTTTTCGTGTGTTCGCCATAACAAAAATTATCGCTTACTAATTAAAACAAAGAGATCATCGACACGCTGTTCAAGTCTTGTAATTTGATCTTTGACGCTTGACCCACCATTCGGTTTTAATTCTTGTAAGTAGGATTTAATAACCCAACGCAGACCCAGCAATAAACTTGTTGATACCCCGCATACGCCAACGGCAATACCAACCCATTCGTTGGCTGTCATTTCGCATTGATTCCATAATCAGCTTCTTTGCCGGACTTTGGATCAAGTGCTTTAGCAATAGGTGCAACTAACGCACCAGCAAGGATTGCAAATTCTGGACGAATATCAGCCACAATTGCCAAAAGGACAGTTATGCCCGAAGCAGCCACAGCTCTTAAATAAGACTTAATTGCAGCCTTGTGTTTGTTTGATAGTTTCATGCGTTGCCTCCTAGTAGTGGGATGTTAAAGAAATCGCCTTTTTGATTTGAATGGAATGAGATATGAATATGCTTGGTGTGGGGATTAACACCCTTGTATCTACGCCAACGCCAGTTTAAGAGTTTGCTGGCAATATGATTATTGTGAATAACATATTTAATCCGCTTATCTGTTTTGCCAGCAATGCGTATTTGATCGGCTAAGTAAGCAGATATGCCCTCAGCCTTGCCTAGATCAGCTGTAATATCGATGGCACAAACTTCACCCGTTTTTAATGGGTTATGGTCTGAAACTTTAGATCTCATTTGATGTTGTGCTGAAGCAATCCAACCATCGGACTTTCTAGATCTATCAGGAAAACAGTCATCAATTTGCTCCCGTAATTGAACCGCAGATTTACTTAGCCAGGGTTTCATTACTCAGCGTTGATTTGAGCCCAGCGAGCAAGATCATTTTGTTGATCTATTTGATATTGCTCAAATTCTGCATCAGTCATTTCTCGCTCAATAACCTCATTTGTTGAAGTATCATGAATTTTTATATTTGGTTTCGTTGTTTTTGCCATATTAGTTTACTCCGTATAGAACATAAGTACCGAAAAGACTGCCTGCGGATGCGGCTATGTTGATTGTGTTTACTGCTCCTGTTGTTGTATATGCACCATTCTGACCAATGCTTGCAATAACGTTGTCATTTCTTGTGTAAACAAAATTAGCAAACATTGAAGTTTTTGATGCAGTATCTGCATAATCAAAAAGTGTCATTGACAAATGATTGCCAGATGCTGAAGTTTTCATTTGAATCAATACGTCATCAAAAGTAAAGCCACCTGCGTTATTTCCTGCGGTATTAAATGGAGATGTTCCGGAAGAACGAATTACGGAAAAAGGATAAACTGTTCCAGTATCGCTATTTAATCTTATTCTTAAAGAACCTGCACTGTTGATGTAATAATCTTCCAAAACTAAATACAGGTTTTTGTAAGATTGACTAATTGATGAAAGAGTTGTTCCAGTTGTTGTTAATGTTCCTGAAGCCAAAACGGTCATTCCACCAGAAGCAGCAGATCCCCATGCTGGCACTCCACCAGATACTGTTAAAACCTGACCAGTTGTGCCAATTGGCAATCTAGTATTTGTGTTTGCAGTTGCTGATCGATAAGCAATATCTCCTAGAGTTGTTTCAGGGTTTAGGGCTTTGACTGATGTGTCAACTGATGAACCAAGTGTGCGAATTGCTAGTGCACCATCTTTGACCAGATCTGTATTGTCTGGTGTTGCCCACCCATAGTTGGTTGTTGTTGCCATATTACGCTATTACTCCTATCGCTGTCTGCCAGGTAATTGTACCTGATAAAGTGTTCCAAGCCTCTGAAGCATTGACCTCAGCCCAGTCTTGGAATAAGGCTGAGAATTGGATTGGGCTTAGATTGATTGTTAAAAATAATTGATTGAAAGATGTGCTCCAATTCCATCCCTCAACATACCCCTCAAAAAGTCCTCCATTGGCGATTTGAGTAGGTAAATCTGTAATCATAATAGGCTGACCAATAAAGATCCCTAGTAGGGCATCTCTTTGAGCATCATCCATTTCAGGGTTTGTAATTGGGAATGTGATGCTATCAAAGTTTGGCTTTGGATAGGCTCGAAGTGCAATATATCGATCAGCTACATTTTGAGCATCGGCTGCGCTGTGGATTGTGGAATTGATGGTTTCGGCTTTGTAGCCGTAAGTTGCAATTGAGGTCGTATCAGCAGCTGTTTTTTGAGATCCAAAGTTGTTTCCATAATTAATGGCAATTGAGTTTCTCACATCGCCGATTTGGGTCTTTGTGGCTAATCCTGATCCGATTGCAGTATTGGCTGAGATTGTAATAAATCCATTTGCTGCTGCGTAAGCCTGACGATGTGCTGCATCTGCATATCCGATATTGCCTACATTGTCTTCGTATAAATAACCAAACGCTGAATTAGCAATGAGAGCTGCTATGTTGTAAACAGTATCTTCTGAAGATGATCGATTTTCCATTGTGTATTGCCCAGGTCGATCAATTTCGCCTAGACCTATATTGGCGGCATTATTCCAAGTTTCTGTAACTGAATAAGCAGCCCAAGTTTCAGCTGCTGGCACATCATTCCAGTTGCCTAATAAAAATGGAGTAAGTAAGTCATAAATCTGGTCGCCATCTTGATCCTGTGACAAAATTCCAGTCGTAATGA